TCTCGATGCCGGCGGCGGCCGCCGCAGCGTTCTGCGAGGACAGCGCCCGGATAAGCGCCCGTCGGCGCTCGAGCTGCTGCGCTCCCGCGGCTACCGCCTCGGTCTTGGCCTGCGCCTTGAGCTCGGACTTCTTGATCTCGCCCGACAGAACGTTCTGCCGGTACGACATGTACCCGCTTGCGATGGCCGTGCCCGCGGCAATATATGGCGCTGCAACTGCTACGAAGGCCATCAGCCACTCACCTCAAGTTGAACGTCGATCGCAAGCATCTCGAATGGCAGCGGATCGACTTGTGAAAACGTGACAATCTTGTCTTTGGCCCGATCCCACACCGACGTCTCTTCGATGAAGCGCGTGCCGGTAAACGGCACCGGTGCGGTGTCGAAGTTGTTGATGTCGAAGGACTGGTCCGGGATCGGACGGCCGTTGATGTAGAGGCCGAGCGTCTTGCGCACGCGAGTCGCGACGTCGACGACGCGCTTCTTGCGCATCAAGTTGGATGAACTGCCAACGGCGAACGTCTGCAGCGGCATCGGTTCGACGACCAACTGCCAGTCAAGCCCGACTTCGATGTTCGTGGCCTCAAGCTCGATCGTCGCCGAGCCGGCTGCCGGCGTGACGTCCTCCAGCACGAACCCGTCCGCGCGCACCCGGCACTCCTCGCCGTTGAGGTGGTCGAGCCCTGTGACCGTGCTGGANGCCGGCGAGTTCGTCACGACGGCCGCGCAGTCGGTGCGCAGTTCGTCATCAGCCTGCTCGAAGTACAGCCCTTCGACGCCGTTGATCGTCCGGCGCACGAGGAAGAAGATCTCGCGCAGCACGGTGGCACACGCCTTGAACTCGCCCTGCGTAGTCCAGATCGTCCACGCCTGCACGTTCGCNTCGCGGCGCGAGTTGAACACTGCGATCGAGCCGTGCGGGTAGCTGAGCTCGCCGTGATCGTTCGGGGACGCGGCGTCGAACGGTGTGCCGTCGGCGCGCAGGATGCAGCCCTCCGAGGCCGCATCATCGACGCGGTCCGGGTTCGTCCCGTTGACCACGAACACCAGGCTGATCTCGTCTATCGCCGAGCCGTTCCAGTCGGCCAGATCCTTGACGTCNTANATGAGGTGCGGCGCCANCGACGANACGCCGAGCGAGTTGTACGCGTTCTCGGTGTAGTCGAAGCGGAAGTCNCGGATCGACTTGCGNTTNCGCTGCACNAACACCGTCGCGCCGTCGAGCGCNACCGGGCGGATCTTCGCGGAGCCATACTGCGTCTGGTTGACAGGCGCGTCGCTCGGGGTGATCGGGACGCCCTGTTCCTTGACGTAGCGGAACTCGCCGCCCGTGGTGAACATCTGCAACGAGCGACCGCCGAACAGGCCCGTAATGGCATTCAGCTTCCGGCCGTTCAGCGTCGTGAAGATCGCGTCGTCGTCCAGGCCCTCGGCCGTGTCGAGCTGCAGGATGTCGTTGACAACGCTGGCGACCAGCGACTGCTGGCGCGAGCGCGTGCCGCCGAAGTAGAGGCGACCCTCGTAGAACTCGACCGAGCGCGGGTAGCCGCGCGTCTCGCTCCAGAGATCCTCGCGGCGCGACACGCCGGTCACGGTGTGATTGACGGCTGCGGTGCCCTTCGTCGCGCCGACCGTCTCCAAGATGCTCAGCGTCGCGTCGCCGTACGCGTCGGCGCTGCCCTGCGTAAAGCTGAGCGTGAACTCGAGCGTGGTCGTCCGTACACAGGTAACACCCGAGAACGCCTTGACCACCCACAGCTTCTGCACTTCACGGGCGATGTTCTCTGCCGTTTGCGCGTTGTCGCCCGCGTACGCGATCTGTCCCGTGCGGGCGCCGTCGAGGCTGATCTGGAACGTATCACCTTCGTTCCAGTTGGCGTCGAAGGTGATGACCTGAACGTCCGACGTCGGCGTCGGGCTNTCGTCATCTGCGAAGTCGACCTGCGGGACGTTCGTGAACTCCGCCTCGAACGTCTGGAAATTCGTTACGCTCTCGCGCACGAGGAACCGCGCCGGGTAGTCCTCGTGCACCAGCACCATCGACTCGACGTTCGGCGCCGCGTCGAGCTCGAACAGGTCGGCGCTCGTGTACGGCATCGGCGCGCGGTCGATGAACGAGCCGTCGTCGCCGTCGAAGATGGTGGCCGACCGGTCGGTCAGCACGACGCAGTAGCGCTCGTCCGTCGACACTTCCCAGCCGATCTCGCGGCCCTCGGAGACCGTGCCCGAGTCCTGCCACAAGTTGAAGCCGGAAATCGTGATGTGCACGCTNCCCATGTCGGCGCCGCCGATCTTGGCGACGCGCCAGTAGCGCGCCGTGACCGGACCCGCGCGGCGGTAGCTGCGCTCCGTCTCATCGACCGAGGGCAGAGCAGCGCCGAGCGTCGTAAACGCGACGTTGTCGTTGCTGTACTGGATCGCGAACTGCGTGCTGGCGCCGCCGTCGCTCAGGATGCCGATGACATCNGCGAACAGCACGGCCTTGGCGGTGCCNAGGTCATAGTGAATGACGACNTANGGATCGAGGGTCGAGACGTTGGTCGTCGTGGTGACGAGCGTCGTCTCGTCATCGTCGTTTGCGTTCGCTGCCGTGCCGCCGCGCGGCGCGGTTGGCGTGACGCCGGAGGAGATGCGCGTCAGCTGGTTCGGCATAAGCGCACGCTTGATGGTGCCCGGCCGCCGTCGCACGCCGCCGAGATGCACGGGCACGATGTTCAGGCCGACGAGCATGCCTTGCTGGTATGCGTCGGTCTCCACTCGCGCACTCGCCCGCGGGTCGAGAACGCCGGAGAGGAAAGAGGTTGTAACGACGTGTGTCTGCGGCATCAGCGCACGTCAGTGAAGGGCGAGTCGACGATCACTTTGTTGGGCCGACCTTGCGAGTCTGCGAAAAGCGCACGACCGCGCTGCACGTTGTACTTGGCCGTCATCAGTTGCAGCGCGTTGTCGGACTCGGTGATCGGCTTGATCATGTCCTTCGCGAGCGCGTACGTGAGCAGCAGCGTGAAGTACGCCGGGCATGCGCTGATGTCGGGCTTGAAGAGATACTCCAGCTCGAACGACGTCGCGTTCGTGTACACGCGGTCCGCGTAGATCTCGTACGGCTGTCGCGGATACACGCCGAGCGGCAGCAGCATCTGCGGCGGCAACTGATAGGCGTACTGCCACTCGTTGAGCGGCGTCGCGGTGAGCCGGCTCAGCGCGACCTTGGCGCAAGCGAACCGCCAGCGATTCGACTGGAGCTCTGTCTCGTAGATCAGCTCGAACAGGTTGCCGCCGACCGTGGCGCCATAACGATTGTCTGAGAGCGAGTTCAGCGGCGGCTCGCCGCAGAGAATGAGGGCTTTCGAGATAAGCCCTTCTATTGTTTGTGTCTCGATCGATGCGGGCACTTCAGGCTACCTTGAAAGGAGGGACGGCCCAAGGCCGAGGTTGTCCATGAAATAGGACGATCCGTGCGTTCTTGGGCACGGTGCCGTTGCCGATGTGATAGGACTTCTTCGGGTCCTTCATCACGTGCACTTTGTAGCTCACGACCTGATCAGGAAGATCGCCCTGCCACGTGCGGCACCGATCGCGCCACACGTGATCCATGAACTCGCCGTCACCGCGAAAGAGATGCATGAACCGTTCGTGCCAGCGCACCCACGTGTCGGCGCGCGCGGCAGCGGGCAAATACATGAGCCCAGAGCTCACCCGGTGCGGGCGATAGAAGTCACGAACGAGCGTGAGCTCGGTGCGCGCCTTGATGTCCGATAGGTCGCCGACGGCGCGCGTGTCCAGGTCCATCGCGAGCAGGTCGCCCTCGATATCCGGGCGAAACAGCTCCATCTTTGCCCACCAACCACGCCACGTCGGGTAGCGCAGCGGGATACGCTCAACGCCCGGCACGTCGACGTCGCTCAGCACGATCGGATCAATCTGCTGCTCACGCAGTTGCGCTGCGAGGGTCTGAACGTGTTCGGGCTTGTACTCGCCGCCTGAGCGGAGAACTAAAGCGACACGCAACCGTAAGCCCAGAGCTCGTCTTTGCGGATCCGCTCGACGCGGCGGTAGCCAAGTCCCGTGAGCACGTGCTTCGGGTCGACCCAGTCCGCGCCGTAGATCTTCTCGCCAAGGCCGTTGTCTTCGAAGAAGATCACCGGGTGCGAGGCTTCGATCGTTCTAGCAGCGCCTGCCAGCACGCGGCCCTCGTAGCCCTCAACGTCGAGCTTGATGAAGTCGACGTCGCGCAGTCCGAGCTGATCGAGCGGATACGTAGATACGCTGGTGCCTGGCGCCACACGCCAGCAACCGGAGTTCGCCCCATGCTGCGCCATCGCGACGCCGCCGTAGCTATCGCTCAGCGCAACCTTGAACAGCTCGGCGCCCGGCGCGTTGATCGCGAGGCAGCGGAAGTTCTCATCCTGCGGCTCGAACGCCAGCACGCTCGCGAACTCGTTGAGCAGTCCGTTCGTCCACGTGCCGATGTGCGCACCGATGTCCAGCGCGGTACGCCGCTGCTTCGCGTACGGCACCACACGCCGCAGAGTCGCGAGCTGGGCCTCAAGCCCATGCTGCGGTGAATCGAGGAACCCCGGATCTCCGGCAGGGGTTTCCATGCGGTTACGGCTTGCCGTTCTTCTTGAGTGCCCGCACGCCGGTGATCGACGTGACGTCGATCTGCGCGTTGCGACGGCTCGTGCTGAGACCAGGCGCGACGCGGCTGTACGACGCGGCTTTCTTCACCTTGGCATCGAATGACTGAGCACCGCCGCGCTTGAAGACTTTCAGCACCGCGGGGAGCTTGCGAACTTTCTTGACGGAGACGTAGAGCGGCATAGATACCTCAGAACCAAATTTCGATCGCGTGACCGGGATAGATGCGCCAGGAGCTGGGTTCGATACCGGCGGCGCGGGCCTGCTCGAGCCACCATTCCGGGGGCTGCACCGTCTCGTGAAGATGCAGGCCGCGTTCGGTGCCGTAGATGTCTTGCTTCGTCGAGATCCGCAGGAAGCCGTGCGGCGCTGACACTGCGATGTTCTTCAGCGTCGCGGGGATCATGTCGGTCGGCAGATGCTCCAGCGCGTCCGTGCTGATCGCGTAGTCGGCTTCGGTACGGGCTTCCCACAGAGGAGCCTTGATCCACAAGGTGTTCTCCGGAAGCTGCTCCGGCTGATACACATCAATGCCTATGCAGCCGGCGATCCCTCTTCCTGTGGAGGGGTAGTCCCCTAACTCTTCTCGAAGCGCACGGAAAAACCGCCCGTCACCGGCGCCAAAATCAACTACGCCAAAGCTCGGTTTCGTTCGATCGATCTTGCTTGGCAACCCACACTGCCGCCATATTTCTTCCGCGCGCTCACACTGCGCGGGATGGATGCGGAGCATGTGCGGCACGATGCGGTGCCGCACCGTGTCGACGACGTCTTCGTACCGTGTGCCATAGTCCGGGTCCTGCGACCAGATCCCTTCGTACAACGCCTTCTGCCGCTCTGCGTGCGCGTCAATCACTTCGGTTCTCCCACAATTTCTCGCGTGAATCCGCTCATCGAGAACAACCGGCCCTTGACCTTCGGTGCGAACGTGTCTCGGAACTTGCGGCGATAACCTTCGATCGCGCGAAGATGCTGCTTCTCCGGATCGCCGATGCGATGGCAGTCGTTCGTCGTGCGCGTGCCTTCGCCGACGAAGTAGCCGCTTCCATCCATTGGCGCACCGCAAAGAATCACTTCGTCAAAGCCAAGGCCGCGCAGCCCGATGTCCGTCGCCTTCGCGATCGATGTCGCGCCGTGGCAGTACGTCTTGTCCCACCATCTCGTCACGGACGGGAACACCGCGCCGGCTTCGGCGAGATGCTTCTGTGTCATCGTCGCGTGGAGTTGCCAAGGCAACGCCAGGGGGAATTTCTCGCGCCGTGCCTTCGCGAACTCCTCGGCCTTGTAGCTGTGCCCGGAGAGAACGTGCTGCGCGTCCTCGAGCGCTGTGCAAGCGCCGTTCACCAGCATGATCTGCGCCTGCGGTCGCAGCTTCAGCGCTGCATCAACATCGGCAAACAGGCAAGGCGCGCTACCAACAACCAGCAGCGTTCCGCTCACGTGGCGTCGGCGTGCGCAATCTGTTCGACCTGCACATAACCGTTCGTCTCGCCTTCGCGCAGCACGCGGAAGTGCGTCGCCGGAACGTTCGCCACCACCGGCACGGGAATGACAACTTCGCCCGGAGGGAACAGCTGACTGTTGTCATCCGCCGCCGCCACGTCGA